TAAAAGGCCTGCATTACGAAGTCGGGAAAATGGCAGAGGTGTCCGAAGATGAGGCGCACATATTAGTCGGCATGGACAAGGCAGTTCATGGCGAAGTTAAAAGTGAAACTAAAAAGAAGAAAAAATAAATGATTGAAACGATGGGCCAGTTTTTCAATGATCGTGATTTCGGCGTTAGTGCCACATTCAATGATGTTAGTGCCGGAACCAGTACAACGGTGAAAGGAATCTTTGACAATGAATCCGCCTTGGTTGAAGCAAGCGGGGTTGAGGTTGAGGCTACGGCTCCGCGTTTTACTTGTGCTTATTCAGACGTTAGTTCTGCGGTGGAAGATGACACGTTTGTGATTGATAGCGTGACCTATAAGGTTGCGGGGCCGATCATAAAAGATGAAGTTGCAAAACAAGCAACAATTATTTTAAAGGATTAGTATGGCAGATCATGTGGCAAAACAGGTTTTGGATGCAGTGGTAACAGCTTGCACCGGGTTGTCCACAACCGGGTCAAATGTTTTTCGATCAAGAGTCCATACCATGACAGAATCGCAATTGCCCGCGCTTTTGATTTACGCACAAGAGGACATCATGGAGGATGAATTGTTAGGGATGCAGACTGACGGGAACAAGGGGATTCACTACGTTATTTCCGTGGCGATTGATGCCGTAGAAAAGGACGCATCTGAAACAACTGCGGAAAACAATCTCTTTGAAATACGCAAAGAGGTGCAAACCGCACTGGAAGCCGATTTGACGCTAGGGGGAAAATCAAAAGATTTATGGTTGACCGAGGCAACGGTTGAGGATCGCACTGGCTCCGGCGATAGCCCAATCCTTAGTTTAAATATGCTCTGGCAAATTAGATACCGTGTAAAACAGGGCGCACCGCAAACTGTCTTATCTTAATAATTAGGTGATATATGGCTAACACAAAAATGACATTCTACCCACCGGGAGGCGGAGAACCAGTTCACGCATACCCGGCTTATAAACAGCAATACTTAGATATGGGCTGGACTTTAGAGCCAAAAGCTAAAACCGAAAAGCCGAAGGCCTATGGAAAAACTGATCGAAAGAATAAATGAACTGGCCCGGAATCGTTTTTCCGGCACGATTACATTATCCTTTTATAAGGGGAGTTTATCTAGAAAGATAAAACTCGAAGTAACTGAAAATTTAAAACTGGATGAAAGTTTATCAGAGGCAAAGGGAACCAACTCGAAAGAGAAGTCCTAAGTCAAAATTAATAATCTAGGAACCAACGAATTACTCGATGCCCTAGTTGTGTGCGTAAGCACTAAACATGGGCTTTTTTATTGCCCGGAAAGGTTAAAAAAATGTCAAATCATAAAGGTAGCGAAGGCACGGTTCACGTTGGAACCGATGCTGTCGCAGAAATTAAAAGCTATTCATTTAACGAAACG